ACCGGCAGGCGCGCCACCCAAGCTAGCGGCCTGATTAAAGGCCCAATTGGTCGGCGCCAGCTGGCCACCGGATGGACCTTCAATTACCAGGCCCCAGTCGTCCCCGTTCGCCCCTTCGACCGGTACGGCGCGCAGGCTGCGCGAGCTGACTGTACGGTGGCGGGATATGACGCGCTGAGTTTCAAGCGTGGCCAGCATTGAGTTTAACGAAGTGAATCTTTCTTCAGCAGGCCGAATAGCCCATTGCTTATGACAATCCATTAATGTCGACATGATGTAATCCTTTATAAAAGTATGAAAAGAAAAACCAGGGCGGCGCCCTGGTTAGTAAGATACACGAAAAAGTAAAAAGTTCAAAGTTATTTTAAGCGCGGCCGACGTCCCCAGCGACATGGTGGCGCAGCAAGCTACCGGCCGGCAAGCTGGCCGCGAATTCGCGCAGCTGCTGCGCGTCGTTAGTCGGTTCGGCCGTTCTGGTTTTATGCCATTGAATGGCAACGTGGCCACTGGCCGCATAGCATCCCCCGGCCTGGTCAGTGCCGACCCGGCGCGCGCCGGTCCCATGGGCTGCGAACACTATGACGTAATCCCGATCAGCTCGGGCGCACAATGGCCGGCCATTACCGCATGTCTGGCAGCTGCTGACATGGCCGGATTGCTCAGGACATTGAACGAACCGAACACCCTTATATGTAACCGGCCGCGCCAGGTTCGCGCCGACGGGCGCCGTTACGGTAACCGGTAGCCCTAAGCCCCAGGCATGCACTGCCTGATCCGGAGTGTCGCAGCTGGCATTAATAACGGTTTTACCCGGCGCCGGTTTCGGCAGCAGCTCGGGCGCAAAATGGGAATACGTCCAGGCCTGGCCACCAGCTGGCACTGCGTCCAATAACGCGGCCATATAATCCCGGTCGATTTCCTGCGCGCCCTGGTCGGCCGACGGGTGCAGGTTGCAGCTGCTGGGACATGTCCCGTAAGTGGACGCGCAGCCGGCGCGGTATGTGACGGCAATGGGACCGGTTTTGGAGTTACTAGACTCACGAACGGTTTTTAATGACATTGTCTGATCCTTTCTGAAGTATTCCGGCCAGGTCGGCCAGGTTCGTATCTTACACTAACCCGGCCGACAGGTACAAATTAATAACGGGATAACGTAAAGCTGCCAGTCATGTCGGCCAGTGCGTCCTGGATCTTTTCGCGCATGGTATCGCCCTGGGCGAATGTCCCCAGGACTTCGGCTATTTTGTCGTCCAGTTCGTCCTTCCGGACCAGCTCGCGCTCGCGCAGGGTTTCGTCGATTCTTTCGTCGACCTTGTCGTCTACGTCGTCCGAGTCGACAAATTCGCGCTCGTCAATAATTTCATTAACCCGGTTTTCAAAGTCGTCGGCCTTATCGTCCAGCTCGTCGCGGACAATGCTCCGCACTGCGTCGGCGTCGCGGTCGTTCAGGTCATCAATGGCAAGCTTTACCCTGCGGTCGACCACGGCAGCCAGGTCCTGGTCGGTCACTATGCGCTGCACCTCGGGTATGAGCATGCCGGACGTCACAATTTTATCTACAACGGCGTCAACAATATACGGAGCCAGCAGGCCAGCCAAGGCGCCCAACAGCTGCGCATGCTTTTCGGCCTGGTAACCGTCCTCGGTCGCTTGCTGGGTTTCGCGAATCATTGCGTGGATCTGAGTCATGATGTATTCCTTTCTAGGTTATAGCCAAGTCGGCTAATGTGTAAGATACCACAAAAACAAAAAAGTTCACTTCCTGCGGAAAAGTAACGAAGACAAGGCGAACGTGAGAAAAGCCTTAACGGCCGACAGTAAGTCGGCCTTGCGTTCAGCTCGCGCCCTTCGTTCGATTTCCTCAGGACTGGGGCGCTTAAGCCGCCTTCCGCGATACGGTTTCACCATCGCCAACCCCCAGCTTGTCAAGCTCGTTCGCAACAGTGTTCGCCAGGACCTGGACGGCCGTCATAACGGCTATCTGATTATCCGAAGCTCTCGCTACCATCCAAGCGTAGTCGTAGGCTTCCTCTATGGTCATCCGGTCACTAAACATATTGCAGCGAAGCTTATGAATGAGTTCTTCTTTTGTCATGATTAATTCCTTTCTAGGTTATCCGGTCACGCGACCGTATTCGTAAGATACCAGATTATTTCAAAAGTTCCAAACGGAGCATGTGCCATTGCATCTGAGCAAGGTTACAGGCCCAGACCGGCGCCACGTCCATACTGATCAAGGCCAACTCTCCGGCCTGGTCTCCACGATATAACCGCAGCTCAGCATTCCTACTCGACGCCGTCCCAGGCGGGTGAAATTGGACCAGGATAAAAGTCGGCGCCTTCATGTCCGCATGCTTTAAATGAAAAGCTATCTGGTGCGGACTAATGGCCAGCTTGCGACCCTTCACCACTTTCAGCTCAATCATCACGAACCGGGGTTGCTGCGGTCCCAGCGCTACCAGGCAGTCAGGGATGCCCAGGCCTACCCTGGACTCCAACCTAGTGATGTGACTATTCGGTAGGTTCTCCTTCAACCTCTTGTACAGACCTGCTTCCGGTTTCACCCTCTACGTCCTCCAATGGTGGGACTGCTTCTAGTTGCTTCCTGGCCTCAAACGGGGGATCACGTTCAACCGTAATGTCCTTCGCTTCTACGTCCAGGATTGCCTGCGGTGGTGGTCCACCGTACAAGCTTTTAATCTCATTCAGCTTGCGCTCGACCTCTTCCCTGCTCATGGAATCAATCGTGCCATGCCTAATTTCCTTGCGCTCTATGTAAATCGTCCCCAGGGCCTGCCCACGCCGATACTCGGCCTGGACTGCAGCACCATATGCCCCAGCGGCCAGGGCAGCGTCACGGATCGTCTGGAGGTCACGCATGTGCCTTTCATACGTCGTGCCGTACTTTGCGCCCAGCTCGGCGCGATACTCCTGGATTGCAGCCACAACATGGGGATTAATATCAGGGTTGGTAAGCTTCCAGGCCATGGTCTTGGCCGAGTTAATGGTGTAACCAGCACGAAGCGCTGCTTCCTTCATCGTGACAGCACCATCCCCGGATACCAGCTCTTGGACAAAGGTCCACTCTTTTTGCGTCAGCTTCTTACGCTGCCGCTTCAAAGGGGCCACCTTCGTACTGGTCCGCTTCTGCATCTTATTGGGCAGTACAGGTGGAACGTGCCAAACGTCTTTGTAGGTCATACGGTCCTCCGACAAACCCAATAGCCCGAATCAATGTCTTGCTTCAGGGAGAAGCGTCTTGTTGGGTTCTTTCGATTAAATGTCTTCAGGGCGTTCCTAGCAGCGTAAGCATGGTCTTTGCCTTCCAACAGGAAAAAATCACCAACGATCATCGCCTTAAACGGATAACGAGCCCTGCCGGTCAGCAAGTTGTACCTCGCCACATGCCTCTTGGGCCGTATAAAGGTGTTTCCAGCAAGGGCTCGGGCCTTGTCTTCTGCTTGTTTTTCAAAGGTTTCAAGAGTGTTCATGAACAGGATATTACCCCCTTCCAACACCCTGTGCAACAGGGGAGCCAAAGGAACAGTACATCAACGACCCCTATTAAGGGTGTTTCTCGAATGAAATTTTTTTTTTTCATAAAAATGACCTGTGCGCGATTTTCGTAAGATTTTGCTTCTATGGGTATTTTTTACGACACCTCTATACACCTCTATACACCACTCATTTTTCGTGGTGTAACGACTTAAGTCCTTGATCCGTGGTCCATTATCCACTCCACTACACTCAAGTGGGTGTTTTTTGTTCAAAAAAAAAATTTCATTTTTTCATTTCAGAAACACCCTTAATAGATGTGTGCAATGTACTGCCCCAAAAAAGTGCTGTACTGTGGTGTATAGTCCCTTTGCCCAACCCCCTTCTTTTTCCAACCCATTGTATTTATGTAACATTTTCTGTACTACACTTTTGCGTATGGTCCGCTTTCGCTTAGTACACCACTCGTTACACCACACCACTCGTTACACCACTCCCGCGAGTGGTGTATTGC